CGGTGCCTGGTCACGTCAAGATGACTGAATCGGAATACCGTGTCTACAGCCAAGCAGTCCTCGGCGCAGCCCAGCAGTACGGCAACTTCTCGCCCAGCCAAGAACAGATTGGCCAGTTGCTAAAAGGCAACGTTTCGGCGGCTGAGTTCAACCAGCGCGTACAGGACATTGGCGCAGCGGTAGCAAATGCCGACCCCAACGTCAAGGAACTGCTTAAGAAAGAGTTTGGCGTCGACACACACCACCTGTTTGCTTGGTACGCCAACCCGAAAGAAACGCTCCCTGATCTCCAGCGTGCCGTGGCTACCACTGACATTCAGGACTACGCCAGCCGAGTTGGTCTTGGTGGCCTTAACTTCAAGGGTGCTGAGCAGTTGGCAGGCATGGCAAAGTTGGCCGCAACCAAGGGCAACCAGAACCTCGGCTACGGAGTTAGCCAGATTGAGCAGGGGCTTCTTGGCGCCAGCCGTGACGTGGCCCTGACCAAGAGCCTGCCAGGTACAAACGCCCCGACCGTCAACACCAACACCCTGATTGCTTCTCAGCTCGCAGGTTTCGGTGGTATCAATCAAATCGCCGCCCAGACGCAGGTGGCTCGTGCCGAGCAAGCCAAGGTCGCTCCGTTCGAAAAAGGTGGAGGTTATGCCGAAAGCGCCAAGGGTGTTGTTGGGCTAGGCGCAGCGCGAACCTAGTAGCGTAACATAGATACACTCGTGGTGTACCATCTGTATAGGTGATTGGCCCTGTCTGGCCGCAGGTGCGCTGGTCCCTAACCCGCTAGGGGTTGCACAACCCTAGTGCGTACCAGCGTGCATCAACCGAATTATTGATTATCCGCTTTGTTAACCTCTGGCAAAGTGCGTACCCGCAAGGAGCGATTGCATGGCATATGACGACGACAACGAGTTTGAGACTGAATCTCAAAACCAACCGCTAGACCCGAACATTCGGAAGCAGTTGCGTGAAGCAGAGAAGGCTCGCAAGGAACTGGACGCAATGCGTCAGGAACTTGAAGCTCAGAAGCGTGAAGTATTGCTGGCTAAGGCAGGAATCCCAGACTCGCCTCTCGGAAATCTTTTCCGTGATGCGTACCGTGGCGAAGCAGACCTCGATGCAATTCGAGAGAAGGCCCGCGAATACGGTATCTTGGAAGCCCCTGCACAGCAGGCAACACCGTCAAATGACTTTGAACTTGAAGCTCTACGCCGGGCGCAAGGTGCAACTATCGGGTCGGTTGGTGCTACACCAGACCCGACTCAGGAGTACTACGCGGCTTTGGCTAATGCGGGTAGCGTCGAAGAAGTCATGCGGATCGCGTCAGGAGAAGTAGGCCGCAAGGTCGGAGTCTCCGCTGTGGGGATGCACTAAGCCTTTCACTCCATTTGAAAGGAATTACCCATGGCCAATGAATTTGGCAACGTAGCGGGTACCGACGCTTATACAGGTCAGTCCACGCTTGACTTCTCGAAGGCTGCTTATGACCGACTGGCGTACTTCGCCCTTCGTCCTGAGCTTTACTTCGACGCCGCTGCTGATGTCCAGCCGACTGCTCAGTCGATGCCTGGTAGCTCAGTAACGTTCACCATTGTTAACGACCTTGCCATCTCTGCCTCAGCCCTGTCTGAGAACAGCGACGTTGCAACCGTAGCATTGTCTGACTCACAGGTCACGCTGACCTTGGCTGAATACGGTAACGCCGTACTCACCACCGCCAAGTTGCGTGGCACCGCATTCGTGGACATTGACCCAGTGGTCGCCAACGTAGTTGGTTACAACGCTGGTGTTTCGTTGGACACGATTGCCCGTTCTGCCCTTGACCAGGGTACCAACGTACAGTACGCATCAGGCTTGGGCGCCACGTCGCTCCAGACCGCGGTGACGACTCGTGCCGGTATCACCAAGGCGAACAACACCATCTCAGCCCTCGACATCCGTGTCGCTCGTGCCCGTCTGCGCTCGCAGAACGTTCCTACCTTCGGTGGTATGTACGTCGGTTACGTTCACCCAGACATTGTGGCTGACCTTCAGGGTGAGTCCATCTCCGGTTCGAACATTCAGGGATGGCGTGCGCCTCACGTCTACGCTCAGCCAGGCGAAATCTGGACGGGTGAGTTGGGTGCGTTCGAAGGTGTCCGTTGGATTGAAACGCCTCGCGCTCCAATCTTCCAAGGTTCAGGTGGCACCACGTCAGCCGGTGCCTACACCATCACCACTGCCCAGACCTCATCGGTCACGGGTATTGGTTCGTACACGGGTGCTGCTCCGCAGGTCGGTGCTGTTCTCTCGTCGAGCGGTGCTACCGTTACTGGCGCTGTGACCGTTGCTTCGGTTAACACCGGAGCCAGCACGTTCACCACGACTGGTACGGGTACTGTGACCACGGGTACGGTTCTGATGTCCAACATCGTTGGTTCACCTAACGTCTACGGTACGATGATCCTCGGACGCCAGGCTCTTGCCAAGGCGTACTCGATGGTTGACGGCAACGGCGCGTTCCCACACGTTGTGCCTGGTCCCATCACCGACCGTCTGCGCCGCTACGTCCCACTGGGTTGGTACTGGTTGGGTGCATACAGCATCTTCCGTCAGGCTTCAATCATCCGCATTGAGTCGGCCTCGTTGCTGGACACTGACGTTAGCTACACGCTGAACGCAGCATCAACATTCACCCCAGCAGTTGACCTTGGCGAGAACATTAACTCGTCAGGCGTTATCAACTAATCGGGATAGGGGACGAGTATGTCATGGCCTTTTAGCTGCGCCGCTTGCGGTTCACGCGACGTGCAGGCAGGGATTGATGAAATCCACTGCTTGTCGTGCGGTCGGCTCACTGACCTTAATGGCGTACTCGTCCCCGTCTCCGACCAATTTACATCGGAGGAAATGTGACAGTACCTACTGGCCTCGGCCTAACCCGCGGATTAGATTCCGCAGGACAAATTCCCGGACGTTCGTTTGATCGCGTTGCCGCTGCAAAGGCAAACAACGCATCAGCCGTCAAGGGCGAAACATCAGACCCCTGCTACTGCGGGAACTGCAAGATGACTGACGCGAGGTGGTCGTAATGGAATCACGCGCAGCCTTCAAGCCTGTTACGGAGTTCGACCTTCGTAGCACCGCACCTAACACCATTGACACCGGCATCATCCCACCGCCCGTTACGGCGAAGGATGGCAAGGGCGTGTCCAACCGTGGCGTTGAAGCGAACACTAACCGTGATGGCTGGGTCGCCCCTGTCATTACTGGCATGACCAAGATTGAATACGCACCTGCGACCATTCAGCCTGAAGTCATGCCCTTCAAAGTACGAGAGGACATCTAATGCCAAGTCGTTATGACGAAAGCGTGTATGGCGTTGACGCAGTTAAGGACGGGTTCGTAATGGACTTCCGCCCTACCACCTTGCTTGAACAGAGCATGATGGGTGGCGACCGCATTAACTTGCCAGCTGGCAACGCTACTGCACCACGCCCAGAGATTCAGACTACTGGTGGCCGTGGTACTACGGACGCCGTTACCGCGCAGCAAATCGGGGCGCAAGGTCGAAAGTAGTTTCGGGTGACAACGCTACAAACGTTCACCCCACCAGTTGCATTCGATAACCCACCCATCCTGCCATTCGCAGGTGGGCTGGGGAATCGTTTGTTTAGGTACTTCCCTAACCGTAAGCGGTACATCACTGTCTTTGCTTTGAGCGACGGCACGTTTGTACAGGACACGCCTAACGGCTTTGACCTGAGTGGCAACGTAGTAGCGAACACGAACACAAACATTCCGTATCCGTACAACCCGTATGACCCTTCGGCTCCGTACTCCACGTCTTACTACGTTGACTACTCGAAGCGTCCTTCGGTGCAAGTGAAAACCACCGTATCCCAGAACCCTTGGATTACTAAAGTGTACTTAGGGCCAACAGTGGTTTCTCAGCCGGAAGCAATCGCGCTCTCGGCTGCCGGATATTCAGGATGTATAGCATGACAGCAATACCACACAATCGCGGGCTTTGCATTGAGAACTGTTTTGGTTGCAAAGTTGCTTCCATTGGTTTCTCGCCATCTTCAATGCCGACCCGTTCCGATGTCAGCACCGTCGAGCGAGAGACAAAGATTATGCACAAAGACGTGGATGCCTACCGGCGTCTACGCAAGAACGGATTACAACCCAAGTCCGTCAAGGGTTCGGCAAGGCTTGAAGCTCGTGCCGATTCCAAGTGGGAAGTGGAGACTAACACCACTCTCCGGGGCGACACAAAACTCGGCAAGCAACTTGATGAAATTCAAGGCGCAATTAACAAGGGCGAATCCGTCCTCTAAGGAGCAACCATGGCACGTCTATCAGTAGCATCTGAGAACACAGCAATCACATCCATCATCGGCGCAGGATCGTACTACCTGAGCCTCCACTCTGCCGACCCCGGCCAGACTGGTGCAAGCGAACTTACTGGCGGCTCATACGCACGTCAGGCTATTTCGTTCAGCGCCGCCTCTGGTGGACAGCAGGCGTCAAGCAACAGCCAGACGTTCACGTCATTGCCTGCCGCCTCTGGTGGTATCCCCTACTTCGGTCTGTGGTCTGCTTCGTCGGGTGGAACCTACATCGGCGGTGGAACGACTAGCGGTTTGACTGGCTCGTTGCCTGCTGGCATCTCGGTCAACTTCGCCACTAGCTCTGTCACGGTCAGCATCTCCTAATGCCTGCTGAGCAGACCTTCTCTGCTACAGCCGTAGCAACATACACCTTGCCTGAGCCTGAACCCAAAGAGGACTAATGGACGCACTAAAGAACTTTGCCTATTCAACCGTAGCAACAGCGCCTTCTCCTGCCACGTCTGGAACGTCGCTGGTGGTTACGGCTGGGCAAGGTTCTTTGTTCCCCGCTACCCCTTTTGACGCAACCATCTGGCCTGCTGGCGTGCAGCCCCTCTCGATTAACGCCGAGATTGTCCGAGTGACTGCCGTGTCCACCGACACCTTCACCATCACCCGTGCGCAGTACGGCACGACAGCCCAGTCCATTACGGCGGGCTACCAGATTGCCCAGACGGTGGACGCAAACCTGCTGAACCAGTTGGCCCCGCTCTCCGGCGCTACGTTCACCGGCGAAGTCGTCGCTCCCGACTTCAAGGTCACGGGTCTCACGGGTGCTACTGCCGGAACGACTCGCCTCGTCGGTGTCACCGCTTCGGGCTACCCAACTAGCGGAACGTTCGTCGCTGGCGACGTAGTGGCCGACCAGACCGGCACGTTCTGGGTCTGTATTACCGGCGGCACTCCTGGCACTTGGACGAACGTAATCCCGAACTCGCTCGTAGTGCGATCCGCAACGGCCACGGCTGGCATTGGCGAGTTCACTATCTACAGCACCTCCGGCGCATCAGGCCAGACGATTACCCTGCCAGCCAGCCCCCAGAACGGCGCTATCTACCAAATCAAGAACCTGTCGGCCTACACCGTGAACATCAAGGGCGGCACGAACTCGGTCTCTGTCTCGGGAACTATCTACGGCGCTGCGGCCACATACACAATCCCCATCAACGCCGCCTACTCGTTCGTCTTTACTGGTGGCATTTGGTATTGCTTCGTCACGACTGACTTGGCGCAGATGTCCAACACCGTGCCAACCGGAAACGGCGGTACGGGTCTGACCGGCTTCACGGCGGCGAACAACGCTCTCTACTCGACCTCGAGTTCAGCCCTGACAGCCGGAACGCTCCCAGTCCTCGCAGGCGGAACCGGCGTCACGACCTCAACCGGCTCCGGCTCCGTTGTCCTCAGCACGTCTCCTACGCTCACCACGCCCATC